TCATTCACCAAGATCAATGGGGATGAACGTATCATGACATGTACTTTAGATGAAGATATTATTCCGGTTGAACATCATCCTAAAGGTGGTGAACGACATTCAATTTCATTAAAGAACATTGCGGTATGGGACATTAACGCAGAAGGATGGAGATCATTCAGACCGGAAAATGTGTTTAAGTTCTCCATCATCTCTGATGAAATATCTACTCCTTTTTAATCGTATATATAGAGTTGTAAGATTGTAGATGGCTGATGTAGCTCAGTTGGTAGAGCAGTTGATTTGTAATCAACCGGTCGTAGGTTCGACTCCTATCATCAGCTCCATTTCACTTATAGATAGAAACGAGAATTATGGCAATCATGCAATGGTGGCAAACTGATCCGGATATGGTAAATACCCCGAAGAACTGGTTAGTTGCTCAGGATACTGATGATAGTTTCAAACTCATTGTCGGATTTGAGCAGAATGATAACATTAGACCATTTAATGGATATGGCCCTAAACCCATCATTATTACTGAGATCGTGTCATATTGTATAATACATGATCATTATGAGTTTAAAGATACCACATTATCAATCTTTAAATGTTATAAAGAACTATATGGATGTAATAATAGATCCGATATATTAAAGATACTGGAAGATATGGAGATATTGGAAGGTACTGATGATATAGATTATACGTTAAGTGGTATATATAATTCGAAACAATGAAATAAAGACTTGACATAGTTCAAGATATACTGTATAATACATAGTATAGAAAGTAAGAAATAAAGTTTATTCCTCAGTAGTTCAGTGGTAGAACGTTTGACTGTTAATCAAAATGTCGGTGGTTCGAACCCATCCTGAGGAGCCAAATTATGGAAAGGTGTCTGAGAGGTTTAAAGAACTGGTCTTGAAAACCAGCGAAGGTTTATCCCTTCCGTGGGTTCGAATCCCACCTTTTCCGCCAAGTTCCGGAGTGGTAGTTCAGTTGGTTAGAACGCATGCCTGTCACGCATGAGGTCGCGAGTTCGAGTCTCGTTCACTCCGCCAATGTTATTATATTATGAGGGGTTACATTATGAGTAAAGCAAAAGTTCGTGCAAAATGGGCAAATGAGTCAATTGAACCTATATTAGATCAAGGTTACAAACAAATTGACTTACTGGTTGCACTGAATTGGTATAACACGATGACCGATTCTAAAACTAGCACTAAGTATTTAAACGATTATCTTAAATCGATCAAGTCAAATAAAACATTAACCTCTAATATATCACAACAAACCGCAGCTGCAGTATGTAGGTTATTATCACGGAAACAAGGTGATTATCGTCTACAAGGGTGGATGGATAGGTTCGTAGACCGTTTAGAGGTAAAAGTTGTCACTCCTACTTCCAGTACTAAAAAGAAAGTGTTAACTATTCAACAACTCACTGCTATTAAACTTAATGAGTATATCACTGAATTGGATAACGCATTTGAAAACTTTTTAGATTCTGGTCTTAAAATGAAGTATTCTAGTACATCAGCACTTGCTAAATTGAATGTTAAGTCATCATATACTAAAGATATTATTATATGGGCTTCAGGTGTTAGAGAGGAATTCATTGAGTCTAAGACTGATAAGGATATGAAAGAAGGATATTCTAACTTCACCAACTCCGAGAAAAATAAAATCATTAAGTTCTTTGATGTGATGATTGAACAAGTATCTGCGTATGGTATCTCGGTTAAACCCGTTAGGAAGAAAAAGAAAGTTCCTGCATCTAAATTAGTCGAGAAGTTAAAGTACTTAGAGATATTCCCTGAACTAGGAATTAAGTCGATTAAACCCGAGTCTATGGTTGGTGCTAAAGAGATATGGTTATATAATACATCAACAAAGATGTTGACATATTATACCTCTGAAGGTGGTATGACTATCTCAGGTACCAGTATTAAATTCTTTGATTCATCCGAACAAAGAAGATTAAGAAAACCGGAGAAACAATTGGTAGAATTGACTAAGTCAAGGAAGGGTCAATGGATTAAGAAATTTAAGTCTATGGCAAAGACAGTGACCACATCAGGTACTGGTAGGGTCAATACATCAACTATTATATTAAAGGCATTTGTATGAATACATCAGGATTAAGTATCGAAGCAGAACTAAAAACTAAACAAGTTACTCAGAAAATTTTCTCATTTTCTGTAGAAAAGACGATCATGGCTAATGGTGGTGATGTTATTGACGCTATTCTAGTAATATGTGACGAACATGCGATTGATCCATCAGATTGTTCTAAGTTCCTATCTAAACCATTAAAAGAGAAGTTTACGGCATATGCAGCTGATCGTAGATTGATCCCTAAAGGCAATCAACTCCCTATATGATGCAGGACTTTTCAACAGAAGCAGTATACAATTCCTTTAGGATATATCAAGCACTCAAATTACACTTTACGTCTAAGTCATATAATGCGGTTAAGTATAATTTTAAAACCTCTGTTACACCTAAAGGATTTTTTAAACGAAAAGATAAGTACAAGTACAATTATGCAATCAAACATCACTCAGATGATGTAAAGGGATTCTATACATACAACTTTGTAGAGGGAGTTAATTGGGTAGGTGATATGACTACTGAGAATTATGATAAGCATAGAAAGGTGCATGATGCACTTACCTATACCTTCATGGAAGATATGAGTCTATTATCAGATCGTGATGAAGAACTCGGTGCGTGGTTAGATTGTAAAGAATCTGAATCCACGGGTAAATGGGGAAAGAAAATAGTAGTCCCTGAGATTCTTAAAGTATCTGATATATCTATCGAGTCTATTGTTATACTCAATAAGTTGACTGGGTTTGTAAATAGGTCTGAAGCCGAATTAGCAAGACATGCAACATTTCAGAATATGGGGTTTAGAATAAAACGATACACCGATCTAATGGATGTGGAGGATATCAACGGTAAGTATAAAAAAATAGTTCTAAATTCTTTTAAATAAGTCTTGACATGACACTCTAATTACTGTATAATACACAGTATAGAAAGTAAGGAAAGAAAGTCAGTTCGTCTAACTCTGACTCTAATCAAATAGACTATACATTGTAAATACTATTAACTATATAAGGAATAAAATATGTCTTTTTCATCATTGAAACAGAATCGTCAATCTCAAATTGACGCACTAGTAAAAGCAGCTGACTCAGTATCAGGTAACAAAAACAACGATTGGGATAAGGATAAAGAGAAATTCTGGAAACCTACTGTCGATAAATCTGGTAATGGTTATGCAGTTTTCCGTTTCTTACCTGCACCAGAGGGAGAAGATAATTGTTGGATCAGATACTGGGATCACGGTTTTAAAGGCCCCGGCGGCATGTGGTACATTGAACGTTCTTTAACTTCACAAGGTAAACCAGATCCACTATCCGAATTAAATACCGTATTATGGAATTCAGGTCTAGACTCTGATAAAGAATTAGTAAGACAACGTAAACGCAGACTGCATTATGTGTCTAACATCTGCATCGTATCAGATCCTGCGAATCCTGCGAATGAAGGTAAAACTTTCATGTTTACTTACGGTAAGAAAATCTTTGACAAGTTGAATGAAGCAATGCAACCTGAGTTTCCAGATGATACACCATTAAATCCATTCGATTTATGGGGTGGTGCTGACTTTAAATTGAAGATTCGTAAAGTAGAAGGTTACCGTAACTATGATCGTTCGGAATTTGGCCCTGTATCAGAGTTCTTAGGTGGTGATGATTCTAAACTTGAAACACTATATAACGGCATTTTCTCATTAGAAGAGCAAAATGATGATTCGAAATATAAGACTTACGAAGAACTTAAAACTAAGTTAACCAGAGTTCTTGGTACTTCGGTTCCACGTAATACCGCAGAAGCAGTTGAGTTAGATGAAGTTGTATCTGCACCTTCACTACCAAGTCAAGGTGATCCAGTAGTACCACAGTATGATGTACCTCTTGAAGAGGAAAAAACTGATGATACTTTATCCTACTTTGCTAAATTGGCACGGGACGGTTAATCATTAAAGATACATAGAAAGATAAAAGGGGACTTAATTGTCCCCTTTTTTAGATCTGTACTATTTGTCGGATTGCCATGCACTGAATCCCATATAAGCACCAACAACTGATGCTTGACCTACATAAAATAGATCTAACAACTCAGATAATGCAAGAACACGAGCCACCGGTACTAAAGGTGTAAACAATATAATAGTAAATCCTGTCATAGTTGCCATGCTCAACCATGCCATTTTCTTTTGAGATGCCATTCTAGACTCTCTTCGTTCTATATTGATTATCCTCTCGCGTCTGTCCAGTTCAGACTTAGTCAACTTACCATCTTCATTCAGGTCAAATTTAGAAAACATTTCCATCCCATCATCTCCCATGTCGTCTAGTTTTACCTTGAACTTTAGCACCTGTCTGACCAATAGATTGATTATGACTTGAATTGTCAGTAGTGATATAATTATTGGTTACCACCGCAGTTCCAGATCCACCAGATCCTGCCATAGAAGCTACAGCAATGGCTTTCATGTCCTGTAATCCTTTTTGTTCTGAAGATATTGGGTTATTCACCGGAGGTGCATCGACACGTTCTGCATTGATTTTATCAAGTGCAGCCTTTACCATTGCGTTTCCTTCCTCCACGGTGATCAAATTAGCAGGAGTATCATCAGTCGATAGATTCTTATTCTGTTTATCATCATCACCAGACCACCATGAGGATATTGCATCCACAGGGTTAAAATCCTTGATCGTCTCCCACGCTTTACCTAACATGTCCGAGATCCATGTTCCTATCTTTTTAAAAAACCCTAAAATCATATCCACAGGGCCACCTTCACCCATAAAGATAGTTTTTAATCCCTTAACGATATCTCCCGAAAATATTTGGTAGATACCCAAGACCGTATTCATGATTTGATTGCCAATCAAAGAGATGGCAGTCATTACACCATCACCTAAAAAGGTGAAGAACTTGCCAATTACCTCACCTATCCAATCCAATGACGGCATTACGTAATCCGTAAAACCTGTGGTTATATTATCCCAGAGTTCACCTAATGAATCAAATATGGGTTGTAGTTTTGCAAACTTTGCTCTCAGTTGAGTAAATTGTTCCTCATACCCACCATCTGCGACTTTGGTACCAAATGCAACGAGTCCACCAAGTAATAGTGCAATCGGCCCACCAACTTTTATCAGTTTGGAAGCACGACCCAGCAGTTTCATATTAAACATTTTCGGAATTTTAGATAACAATCCTGTGGGTTTTGTATTTGTAACTACGTTCTTACCCATATTCATGAATCTTGTATCTTTTACCTTTGATAAACTCTTAGATACTTTGCTTCCTCTTAATCCTTTCGAAACCTTTTTTCCTTTACTAAAAGGATTTGCACTCTTAAGTAGTAAGGTACCCACACCTTTCAATATACTACCACCAAGTGATACTGCCATCAACATGCCTTTACCCAACACACCTAGCAGTTCGATACCAATTCTTAATATACCACCGAGTAAACCACCACCTTCCATGAACCCCTTATCACCTTTAACTACAGCAGAAGACTTAAGTTTCTTAAACCCTTCCATCATAGCACGGAGAGACGCGTTCTGTTCTATCTTAGACTCTTTATCTGCGGACTTTTTATTTTTCTCTGCGGTTTTTCTCGCAGAAGTATCAATAGAAAACCGTTCCTTCGAATCTTTACTAAGGGCAGTGACTATACCAGAAAGTTTCGCCCCTTGATCATAGATATTGAATAGTGTGCTATCCATAGAGGTTTGTATCGCATTAGATGTCTCTCTTAGTGAGTACATCCCCTCTTTTTGTTTATATGCATCTTCACCCTGTTGAACTTCCAATGTGTTCTGAGTAGTATTATCTCTGTTGGTTTCCATGTTTTTGAAAGATAATACCAACATTGCCTTATCCAGTAATCCCGACTTAGATGCAGTAGGGGATGGAGAAGGAGATCCGAGACTAGACGAGGCTGCGTTAGCAGTATTTTGAATAGCATCTTGAACTTTAGTGAGTTCTTGAGTAGTAGTTGAAATCAACTTCTCGGTCAGTTTCTCTAACCCTTTCATTGGATTTTTACTACCACCACTGGTAGAACCGGATCTTTTAGGTCTTTTGGCCATTATATTAATTCCTATTTAATTGCTCTTTTTCGTTTTTAATATGTTCTATAATATAATGTGTGTATACTTCCCTTTCCCAAGGTATCATATTCTCTAATTCAGTTAATGAATAGTTGTAATGATGAACCATATTAAATGACGTATCATAATACGTCATTAGGTTTGTATGGGAAAGGCAGATTACAAAAAATCTTGGATACCTTCCATCACTGATACATTGACATGTCCACATTCTGTGTTAGAGCAAGTGAACTCCGTAGACAATGTTACTTTAGGCATTGTGTCGAAATACTGAGTAAATTTATCGAATTGTACTGTAGTCAATGATTCTAAAAATAATGCGAGTTCGGCAAGTGTTGAAGAACCGGAGTCATAGATAGTATCCCCTTCATAGATATAGTCAATGCAAAGTGCGATCTTTTCTATAACATCTGTAGTTTTATTAAGTTTAACTGTAGTACCAACATTTGGATATTTCAGCATGATCCCAATATCATCAGTTAATGCAATCTTTAATACCTCTCCATCACCGGCAGCTGAATCGGGGGATGTTACAGTCAACTGACTCTCTAAATTAATCTTAACCTTATTTTCTTTCGAACATTTAGTACAAGTGAACACCAGATCTGAAGTTTCCCCTACTGACTTACTTCTCAGTTTAATAAAGATATATTCAAGATCGAACATTTTAAGGTTCTTGACGGACACTCCTTGAGTTACAATACATCGTTCTATAACGTTCTGTAGTGCCATGATGATTTCAGACTCATCTTTAGACTCTGATGCAATCATTAATATCTTTTCTTCTCCGACCAAGTAGGGTCTATATTCTATTTCTACACCTGTTGACGGTATAGTTAATGCGTATTTCGGTATTGCTAATTTTGGTAATGACATATCAATTCACCTTTATTATTATGATAATAGTACTTCTATTTAGGGGGTTGTATATATATTAAAATATATTGGATATATGAGTTTTCACCGAATTGACAGCAGAAGGGACAATATCTTCTTTTATCCAATTATCATATGTCATTGTTACCGTGACTTTAAGGATGTCGGATGATTGATTAGATAACTCGATTGAATTAATTGCTACAGGATATGCTTGAATCAATTTGATAGAGTACGTAGGAACAAACCCTGATGCTCCAATATGTTGTATTGTGATATCTCTCGAGTAAGCTCCTTTATAATTCACTCTCATACCAGACCCATCTGTGTCTTGAGGTAAGATTACGTCCATCCAAGAGTTTAAGTATCGTACTGTATAGAAATCATTAGTCACAAGGAAAGTGAAAGTAACATCATCGGTAGTATACCCATAAGGCATTTTAGCAGTGGTATAACCAAAGTCCCCAACTGGTCGTTCTTCTGTTATAATTGCACGGCCTGGGAGCGAGCATGATTCTGCTAATAGATACATATCTCTTGGGTCGTTGACAAATGAACCAAGATCCGAGTATTTAAAGTTATCGGTACCACCTGAGATTAATTTACCCACCATAGTAGCACCAACGTTGGCAAGACCATTACCTGCTCCACCATTGAAGATATTTTGACCTGATGGATTGGACATCATAATTGCAAATCGGTTTCCCTGCGAGAGTCCCCCTCTTCTAGAGATAGAACCCTTTAAGGTATCTATTGAGCTGTCATTGAATATACTCATTAATACGACCTTCTTGATTGTCCCCATACATGGGATTTTGATTTCTTTTTAAATGATTCAGTTTTAAGGAATATTGCTATTTCCCATTCAGGAGATTCTACCATAACGATATTCGAATCAACGTGCTTAGTTAAGTAATGTTTAAAACATGGTTGAAATTCTTTCATCTTCGCAACGGACTTTAACATAGAATAGTTAATTGTAATTCTTGTTGTGTCATCGAACTTACGATTGTTAGTATTCTCCATCAACTTGTCTAAAAATCTTGCTCTTAATACCGGTGAGAGGTAATGTAAGTTCAACCCATAGAATCCACCCTTTGCTCTTTCTACTGCAATGATTAAAGGGAATGAATCATAGTACGGTAATGTCTTCCTATGTTTAGGATCATACATAAACATATACATTGACCCAGTTTGAAACCCTCTTTTCTTTATCAAGGCCTGATCTCTCATCATAGAATGTGGGTTCTGTCTTCCTAATTCTTGCACCTTAGTTCTAAACCATTTAGATGAATCTTTAGTTCTTGCTTGTATTCCAGAACGAAATGCTTCTCTCTCTAATGTGTCAAATAGGGACTTACTTTCTCTTGGCATAATGGTATTATTTATATCAGATATATGTTTTATTTATATATATATCACTTGACAATTCTATGTATTCGTGGTATAATATAACTTAGTTATGGGGGAAAGGGATGAGTACTAATCTTTCTTCTTCTTCACTGTAGGTTTACGTTTCTTACGTACTAATGGTTTTAATATCTTACCTTTAGGTTTTTTATTCATCAGGAGTTTAATACCTAATCCTTCTAATGTATGTTCAGTCCATATTTGAAAGTAACAGTTATTATCTGATGCGAACTTATTAGCAGCTTCCCACTTAGACTGATTCTTTATATATGTTAATGATTCAGTAATAAATCGTCTAGTCTTCTTAGTTCCGGTAGGAGGTCTTGTTTGTTTATCAGGTTTAATCTCAATCAAATACTTCTTACCATCTTTAGTCTTAAAGAATACATCAATGAAATATCTATGCATCTTACCATCAGTACCACATCTATATGGTATAATAACTTCTTCAGAGTTCCATTCAATAATAGAGGGGTTAGAATCAATCCATCTAAACGTTTGTCTTTCCCATAGAGATCGATATGTTATCTTAGTATAGTCCCCTTTATATTTTTTTAAATTCTTAGGGGTGAACTTTCCTTTGTATGTTTTCATTATAAATATATAAATAAGTAATAATAATCATATTTATAAGGTAAGTATAAATGAGTAATTCAAAACATCCAGTCGGTGGTGCAGGCCGTGCGGCAATGAGTGAGTCTAGTGAAGGTCGTGAGAAGATTCTGCGTTATCCGACATACATAGGTGACGCAACACACAAAGTCCCATGTATTATTTTCAATGCGAAGAAAATGGATTATGATAACTTAAAGACCACCGGCGGTGTAGGTAATTCACACATATTGAATATGAAGGATAGTATTGCACTATCAATGGTACCGGGCTTGTCATTTTCAGATAATATCGCATATGACCAAAGAGAAACCGGTATGGCTGGATCGATATATAATAAGGTGAAGGAATACAGTGATGGTAAACCGGTAACTGGTAAAGGTATTGCTCAAGATGCTGGAGAGTTTGGTTCAGATATGGTACGAGGTATGTCAACTTCAGCAAACTCCGCAACGTATTTAGCGGGTGTCATTAAACTTGCAACCGGATCTACTGCTCTCGCAGCGGGTGGTTTGGGTCTTCAAGGTGCATTAGATGAACATGCTAAACAAACTGGAGCAGTACTTAATCGCAACCCATTCCAAATGTTTTCTGGTGTAGGTATTAGGTCGTGGAGTTTCCAATGGAACTTCCTACCTTCATCTGCAGAAGAGTCTGTGTCAGTCCGCAAGATTGTTAAACGATTTAGAATGGCAATGTATCCTGAACAACAGCCCGGATCACCTACGTTACAATTCCCAGAAGTGTTTGATATTACATTTCTCAATGCATCTTTCCCTTACATGCCCTCAGTGATATTAAAAGATTGTGCAATCAGTTATAATAAAAATTCTTCTTCATTCTTTAATGATGCAGAAGGTTCTCCGGTGCAAATTGCTATGGATTTAACATTTCAAGAGATGGTACCGATATATAGACATGACATTGCCCGAGGATTCTAAGGATGAGTTATTTTAATAAGTTTAATATTGTTGATTATCAATCAGGTGGACGCACATATAACGTAAAGAATATTACACAGAGAGTAGCAATTGATGGATCCTCTCTTGATGACGTTAGTTTTTATGCAAAGTACACCATACCTAATGGATGGCGACCTGATAATGTATCACAAGATCTGTATGGTACTCCTGAGTATTACTGGACATTTTTCTTAATCAATGAACATCTTAATAATGCGTGGACTGATTGGCCTATGCATGAAGTTGCATTACTTAAGTATCTCAAATCAAAATATCGTGGGGTGGGTGTCGTTAATGCTATAGATTCATCCGTAACAGGTGTCAGGACATGGGGTACTAATACCATGCATGATAAGTTTAGAAGAGGTGATATAGTCACATCCATCGGATCTCCTAATAAACATGCTACTGTACTCGGGGTATTTCCTACATTAGGGTACATACAAATATTACCTGATGAAGGTGTGACATTTACCGCAGGTGATATCCTTAACAATACCTCAGGATCTGGAATACAGGGGGATACCTTTGAACGTGGAGGATCAACTATCTATATAGGTGATGTGAAACCTACATACGATATGCCACATCATTTTAATGATTGGGATGATGACTCTTCATATGGTTATGGTGCAGTTTCTAACATGGAATATGAAAGAGACGTATTGATATCAAATTCTGATATACGCATAATTAAACCAGAGCATATACAAACATTTGCTGATGCCTACAATAAAGAATTACAGAGTAAGGGTTAATATATAATGACACATTCGTTAGAGGTAAATCCCAGTAAAAATCAAACACAAGGAAGTAGTCCAAAACCGTCAAATCAGTTAAATGATGGGTATATGTTGGTTACTGCGTCTCCCCAATCTAATGTACCACCATTAGCAAATGGTACTGGATCCACAGAGGACTTACCGGACAATCGAGGCAATTTACTTGGATCATCGTTTTCTCATATATCCATTCGAATTCAGACACCTGACAATATCGAAGGTCTGGAAGTTGCGGATGCTATTCATAACATCACTCTATGGGAAGCAATAGATTCCTTGAATATGACCGGTGAAATAACATTCAAAGATGATTCTGGGTTATTAGCAGGTATACCTGTTTTAGGACAAGAGCTTGTATCGGTTGTCCTTACACCAAACAAAGGTCAGCAGATCGCACTTGTAATGTATATTACTGAAGTTTTTAATGTAATTAAAACTGGTAAGGATACCTCAGCATTTAAAGTCCGACTTACCTCTACTGTAGATGTGTTGGATGCTCAAAATATATTATCTCGATCATTTTCGGGAACATGCACTGATATTATTAGAAATATATTTAAAACATATCTCAACCACGAAATTAGTAACGATTACACTGACGAGGTAGAATATGCTGGTACACAATCTTCTGAAAATATAACTATAGTATTCCCTTATATCAAACCATTAGATGCGGTAAGTCAACTGCTCCAACGTTCATACACCTCTAAGAATTCCCCTGTCTTATTATTTGAAACATTGTTTAAGGCTCATAGATTGGTTTCTGTTGATGAACTATGGAACAACAGGTATAAACCACCAAGGATTATCCGTGAAAGAGCAATACACGCGACTGCATCTAATGTAGATGGTAAAAACCTTCTTGATAATGTCAAAGGAATGGCAGGTAGATTGACTGACTGGACAATGACCAACGGGTACAACACATTAGGTTTGACTAATTCTGGGGCATATTCTGCAAATTCTACTATATCTAATATATCACATAAAACCGTTGAGGATTATCAGTATAGATATAACGATAATAAGTCTACTAAATCGAATACGAATGAGTTTGTTAGTCCGAGGTTTCAAAGTTCGTCAGCTGATGTAGGTAAAATTTTATCGCAGGATAGATCACCCGACCATAGATATATACCGTCTAACTCAATGGCATTTGGGTCTGACGATCTCCAAAAGAATATATCCACGGTGGATCCGATGGCATTAATGTCGTATTCTTCGAACTTATCGAGATATGATGCAGTAAAAATTGAAATCACATGTGATCCTATTGCGGGATTAATGTGTGGGGATATTATTGAGTTAGAACTTAAATCCTCTAAAGCAGAATTGACAGATAAGATGAACGTGGATCCTTTAACATCGGGCAAATATTTAGTGTCAGCAATAAAACATGCATGGGATGCGGGTAAATATAATCAGTCTATTGAATTAATAAGAGATGGTATTGGTATGGAGTATAAGAAAAATGAAGGTTGAGTTAGGAGTAGTAGAAGATAGAAAAGATCCGGAACAAATGGGTCGAGTTCGGGTTCGTATAATAGGACGACATTCGTCAGACTTGAACGAAATCCCAACCGAATCTTTACCTTGGGCTACAGTAATGTTACCTACCACATCACCTTCAGTATCAGGATTAGGTCATACACAATTCTTGGTTGAGGGATCGTGGGTAGTGGTCGCATTTAATGATGAGTATATGCAAGACCCTATTGTACTTGGGTCTATAGGTTCAATGCCCTCCGTATTAGGTGGGGATCATGATCCGACTAGAGGGTTTGGTGACCTACGCGAAAACGTCAATCCAGAGGAAAAATATCCACGATATGTAGATGAACCAGATTATAATAGATTAGGTCGTGGTCTTTATGCATCTAAACATTGGTCTTTAAAGAAACGTTTATCATCTGCCACTAAATTCAATGAAGGTGGGGATGAAGGTGGTTCTCCTATTGCATCTAAACCTAATATGGAAGCAACAGGAGCATCCGCAAGTCAAGATAGAACCTTTTGGAAAGAACCGGTGCCGGGCCCAACTGGTGGGTTTTCTCAATATCCTTATAATCATGTATTTGAATCAGAAGCTGGTCATGTGATAGAAGTCGATGATTCACCGAAAGCACCAAGATTGATGACTCAACATACATCAGGTACCTTTGAAGAAATACATCCGGATGGAAAGAAAGTTACTAAGATAGTAAAAGATTCCTACGAAATTATATTAGGGGACAATTCTATCTTTATTAATGGTGATTGTAATATGACTATTAATGGTAATATGAGAACACTTATTAAAAAAGATTACATCTTAGAAGTCGGTGGTTCATACTATGAGAAAATCGGTAGGAATAAGGCACAAAAGATTGGGGGTTCCGGTAGGGGTAATCATTCTGTTGAGATATCTGGTCACTTAAATAAAATAATAACTAAAGCAGATCTAAGAGTTTCTAATTCATTTACCGGTAGGATTCTCACATCTTCTTCTCTCACAACAGGTACTAACTATTCAGTATCAACAATACTGGGCAATTTATCACTATACTCTAACCTTAATGTGACTATTGAGGCTATACTATCTACTGCTATTAAATCAGTAGTAACAACAGCAGTTAAGTCACTGGGTAAAACTTATATTAATGCAGGGGCATTAGTTGATATTAGAACAGAAACCGGTCTCATTAATATGTATGCATCCACATCAATATCTGGATATGCAGTCGGAAATCTGTCGATGGGTGCAGGTGGTATGTTATCCACAACATCGGTATTAGCCTCTACTCATACCGCAGGAACTATTATGAATGTTTCATCAGTAGGAGTTAATAACATTTCTGCGAATGGTATTCTAAATTTATCATCAAACGTAGTTATTCGTGGTGATGCTCCTGTAATAATGTTAAACTAAAAGAAAAGGAATATAAAATGGCAGAAGGTGGTGGAGTTTGCGGATTAATAGATGAAGGTCTTGAGTCCGTTACAGAGATGATGGATATGGCAACCATAGAATCAGTAACCGGAATTGAAATTCCTGCGATAGTTGAAACTGCTATGATGGTTAAGCGTGTCATCGGGATGGTTGAGGAAGCTGCGACTTGGGTTAATATGGCTGCATCTGCAGTACAGGGGGCAATCAATGATGCGGTAGGTCTAGTTAATGCCGCAACGGGTCTGGTCAATTCTGGACTTGATGCAGTTGTCGGAACATTATCTTCCGAACTCGGAGATTTTGCGTCTGATCTAACGGGGATACAAACTAAGTTGGCGGCTGATGGTATTGAGGGTACTGAAGTATCTAAATTGACCCGAGAGGCAAAAGAGTTGACCGTCAACTTTAAAGGTAAATGGGGAGACGCAGTATCAGAATATGGCACTGACATTGATGATATGTTGGGTGGTGTCTCTGATGCGATATCGACAGGTTTAGGTGACTTGGGTGAATCACTTGATGGTGCATTAGATTCAGTTCTTGGTGATTGTTCGAATATACCTAATATATCAATAGATGGTTCTGGTATTATGGATATGATGCCATCGGTACCAACGTTTCCTATTTCATTTCCGACATTTGATGTACCTGCACTAATCCCTCTGGGAATAAGTTCTTTAACATCAGAATATGCATCGTTAACTTCTCAACTCGGAGCCGCATCTGGGGAACTTGAGTCTATGCAATCGTCTGCATTTGAAAATGCACTTTCTGCATTTAAGTTGACCGATAAGTTTGACGGAGTTTTGTCGAGTCTTCCAGATATTTCAAACATTTCTGCATTAGACTTAGACCTGATAGATGATGATATCTTTAAAATGGCAAATGCTGAGATGTCTGCAGCTCGCGATCTCTTGACACCTCAATCCCTAATGGACAATTTGAAATCATGAGTATACTAAATAATTTGACGGGTAAAACCACCCAGACTATAGATACCGAACAGACACTAAGTCTAACGTTTGATCCAAATGATGAGACCGCATATACACGCCTATTAAGTGAAACTTATACTCATGGTGTTTCATTCACCAGTGAGAATAGATATTTCCCTACATCAGATTCGTCTCATGTACAGAACGTTATAATAAAAGACGGATCAACTACTGTATTTGAATGGGGTAATAACTCGGAGTCAACTGACTATACGGAACTAAACTGTGCTATATCTGATACCGACCTACGGACTGAAAAGGTGATACTGACCGGTAAGATCAATAAATATGCATTTCCTAACATTGAATATACCTACTCAGTTTTAAGGGATGTTACCCAAGCAGAAGTTGATGAAGGGAAAACCTACAAAGCCCCTCATATGACGGAGGTCTGTACAGTTGCGACTCAGTATTCGAAACCTCAGGATCTGTCATATAATGAAGAACACATTGTATCTAAAATTGTTTCTGAAAAAACCCAGTATGGTTCTTATATCGTACATGAGTCTGGGGTTTGGGTATATACTGCAGATTATAGGTCACCGGACTCCGTATGGGATTCTTTCGATATCATAACTGAAGAAGGTACTAAGAAGAGTATTAATATTAAAGTTGATCTCTCGAATCCGGTATCAATGGGAACCGTATTTATAATAGATCCAGAAACCTCTACTAAGATAAAGGGTGAAGCAAGGAAGTTAATACAGGGACATCAGACGTTATCTACCGAGGTTAAGAATTATAATGCTCAAAACATTAAAACTGAGTGGCCTCCTACAAATCCCCACATGAAACGTATAAATAACATTAAACTCGATGAACGTCATTCTAAAGACTTTATTGTTACCGTAAGGTACCAATTTAAGGATTTAGAAAACAAGGATATCCATGAAGAGGATATTGACTTTAAAATTAAGTTGAATAACACCACAAATCAACCTTACGTTGATGAATTAAAAATATTTTTGGAATCATAGAACATGGGATTGCCAGTAGTACGAATGACAGATGCTGATATTCCCCATTGCACCCCAATGGTACGAATGATCGGAAATCCTACAGTACTTGTAGGGAAATTGCCAGTGGTGTCTTTATTAATGACTAATACATTTCATCTGCAACCTGCGTGGCCTATTTGTATCCCATGCGGGGGTGGTCAGATAATTGCAACATCTACAGTACTTATCGGTGGTATGCCCGCCGGACGTACCTTAGACCCATTAATGTCATGTACTATGGCAGGAATGGGATCAATTAACGTGCTATTCGGATAGGATTATAACGATGCCAACACAAAATATTTCTCTGATAAACTCGAGAACCGAACAGTATACTGACTTAGACATAATGTTTAGACAGAGACCAAATACACATGATTTAAATAAAAAGCATGATGTTGAAGCCGTCAAACAGTCGGTCATTAATATACTGCTGACTAATTCGAATGAACGTGTATTTTCACCATACTTTGGTGGAGATCTTAGGAGTTATCTATTCGAATATTTCGATGACATCACCGCGCATGCGATAAAGTCCAGAATTATATCTACGTTGAATAATTACGAACCTAGAGTCGAAGTCATCAGCATAGAGGTCTCAGATGTAGAAAATGCATCAACACAGGATGGTGAACTATCGATACATATGGAGATATTGATTAAGTCGATATCAGAACAAACAACACATACAGTCAATTTCACTGTAGAAAGATTAAGGTAATAAAAGGAACCCCGATGACAGAGCTTGCCCACAATACGTCAAATCTTAATGTCAGTGAATTAGATTTTGCTGAAATAAGAGATGATTTAAAAACTTATCTGAAAAACCAATCCGAATTAACTGACTATGATTATGATGGGTCTGCTATGGGTGTAGTACTTGACCTTCTGGCATATACCACTCATTATAATGCATTTAATGCTAATATGAGTATTAACGAATCATTCATAGATACTGCTCAACTCAGATCTTCAGTGGTTTCTCATGCTAAATTGTTAGGGTATACTCCCAGATCATCATATTATCCAGTTGCTAATATCGACATTCAGGTCACTGGACTTACTAATAACACAGGTCATCAGATTCGTAATGAAGATGGTGATATAGTCGGATATCATCCAATCACATTGAAGGCTGGTTCTAAATTCAAATCATTACTTGGTAATGACTCATATACCTTTACTAATACCGAGTCTCGTACTGTAATGCCTAATGCATCGAATGAATATGTCTTTGATAATGTTAGAATAGTCGAGGGTTCACAGAAAACCGTAAAATATGTGTATGACAGATATTCAGATGAAAAGTATGTACTTCGTCATCCTAATGTTGTGCGGGAGTCGATTGTCGTTAAAATCTATAACTCATATGCGGACTTTGCAACTGGTATAGACTATGATGTATATACCTCTGCTGATAATTTGGTTTCTCTGAACGAGCAGTCGAAGGTGTACTGGATACAAGAGTCTTTAGATGAAAGATATGAACTCTATTTTGGTGATGGTATTAGTGGCAAAGCCCTTGATAATGGGTCTATTGTATCAGTAGACTATATATCGACTAATAATGGGGATGCTAATGGATGTAGGTCATTCACCTTTGAAAATACGTTGAGAATCAATGATGGTTCACTCAATGGTATATTTCATTCAATAGTTAAAGTCTCGACTAATAACACTGCAACAGGTGGAGTTGATAAGGAAAGTATAAAATCTATTAAATTTAACGCACCACTTTCATTCGCATCACAGAATCGCGCAGTAACACCTGATGATTATAGGGCAATTGTTCGTGCAAATTATGGTAATGTTCGCGCACTCTCTGTCTGGGGTGGTGAAGATAATGAACCTCCACAGTACGGTAAAGTGTTTATTTGCATTGCACCTAATGATAAAGAGAAGTTGACTTTCACTGAAAAGACTAAGATTATAAATGACTATATTAATCCTAAGAATTTAGTATCTATTGAAGCAATTATTGTGGATCCGACATATACTTACATTTCACTTACAGTCGATTATAAGTACAATCCTACTATCACTAATGATGACGTATACACTATATCATCTAAAGTAAGACGGGCAGCCGAAATATATCAAGATACTGAACTTAAAACCTTTGATGGGGTATTCCGATATTCACAATTCTTAAAGTCTGTTGATGAAGCAGATAATTCTATTATATCTTCTACCGTCTCAGTACATCTTAAGAAACGGATATACCCGATATTCAAAAAAGAATCAGCGTATACGGTAGAATATGCATCTCCATTATATAAATCATTTTCGCCAGAACCTATTGTTCAATCTAACGCGTTTAATGTTCAAGTATTATCAGAAGTAGATTCTGACGGTAATCAGACATTGATAGAGACTGAAATCTATATTAAAGATTACCTTGGTGATGATGGTGTTAGAAGACTACAAGGATATAAGGGTAATAATCTCGTACCATCAATGTCTAATATTGGTTATATCGATGAAGATAAGGGTACAGTATATATCACGAACCTTAATGTTGCTGGGTTCTCGGATAAATCTAAATCTTATATTGAAATATCAGCATCACCAAGATCGAATGATATTTCACCATTAAAATCCGAGTTATTAAATATCCTACATACTGAGGCAACAATAAACGGTCATGTAGATACGATGGCTACCGGTGGAACGTCTGCTGGTATAGGGTACACAACAATTGCTAAAGGGTAAGTAACATGAGTTTAGGTAGACGACAACATAGAAGATATGATGTATCATCGGAAATAACACAATCTGTGATACCACCTCATGTGAGAGATAATGCACCGGAGATGGTGAAATTATTAGAAACATTTCTTACCTATCTGGAAGTAGAGAATAAATCTGCATATTATCTAAATAATGTGATTGATTCTAGAGATATCGACACCACCGATTTACATCTACTCGAATTAATTAAGACCGATATTGGTAAGTTCATCCCATCACAGTATACAGAATCTGATGATGCATTGGTATATAAAAATATATTAGACCTATATAAATCTAAAGGGACTGCTGAAGCAATGCATGCCTATTTTAGAATATTCCACTCAGGGGATAAATTGGAAGTGCATTATCCTAAAGTGGATATGCTTAAACCCTCTGATGGTAAATGGTTTAATGCAAGACAACAACATTTTGAGAATATATCTGACTTTACACCTAAACATACATACTCCCATTCTACAGTAGAGTGGTATAATGATCATGCACAATTCGTAACACCTACTGAAGCATATAGATCAAATCTACGGATACACGGTACTCAAGGTAAATCAGGGGTAATATTGCCCACACTGGATGATGATGGTAGAGCTCTATCGGGTGACGACATCATTTTATCCGTAGACGTATCTAATGCATACGAAAATGCGGTGAACGATGAGGTTATGGTACCCACAGATCTATGGAATATCTCGGTAGACGCACAATCATTGTTCTATAACTTTACTGGTATAGCACTCGATGAATGGACTTACGATATACCTATGATTGAGTATACATATAACTATATGGTTGATGTAGATGAAGAGAAGAATCATGTCATGGTGTATATCAATAATAAAATTGTACCTCATGAACATGTAATAGGTGACGAGACCACTAATATTTATGAATTAAAAAAGGACGATACAAGCGGAAATGTATATCTCGAATTCGATACTGTATGGTTATATTCAGAATCTGATGGATCTGACTACTTCAAATCTCTATTACTTGACGGATCAACTGTAACATCACAAGATGTTATATCCATTGTATCCATAGACAAATCCCGTACCACCAAGGTTCTTGGTTCTCGGAAAACCGATGACGGATCGCTTAATTTTCATCTACATAGATATTATTATGAATTAGAGGATATCCGCGATCATAAAATAGAGAAACGGGCTGATGCTTGGTCAAAACTTACTACATGTGATCTCTCAGATGAGCATTGGATTATTAAGAAATATCATTCATCTTTAGCATCTAAACGATTAATCGATTATCTTCTACACATTCTCAATCCATCATTAATGACACTCGCATTGATCTCTGATACATACGAGCATGCCACATCGGAACACTGGAACGCTTATCCACCCACATTGAATGTGATGGGAAATCCCATAAGTGATAATGTTTATGACGCATTATCTGATGTAGTGTCGATCACGTTAGCAAAAGACCTATCTCACAGTATTAAACAGTTTTCAGTATCTGACTTATTGAAATTGGAACTCGCAGTACAGTATACTCTTCCATCAGATAAATTCCTTTATACCGATATAGGTCGTGGGGTGAGTAATCTCATGTCGTTGAATGATGATCGCGCATGTCAATACCCTACGAGACTCAAAGATGAACTGTCAGTATTGGTTGCAGATACCCGAGGGGATGACATGTGGGATGAACTTTATAAGGGTGACCATAGAACGTCATTTCTCCCTTATAATGGTGAAAACTCCACTACTACATCAGTAACGACCGAACCGTCTAATAGACCAGCTGAGATTAAAAATCATTCATACGCAACTAAAAGAAAGTACATTATTGATGGTAGGATGAATAAAGGGACGATTGATCCTGAGATCCGAATATCTGATGATTATAAAGTAATGGAACTCTATTGGATAAACAACTCAATGTGGGATAATAAGGCAACTGTTATTCCAAGTACTGAGAGAGCTCTAACTGTGATTGATAAGTATGTTCTAGAAAATATCGATCATCCAATCATAGCACGATCATGTGGTGTCAGATTTCGCAACATTTCTGACTCCGATGAGGCACAAGTAGTACCTGAGTATACAATTCCTGACGATTTGCCGTATAACATTTTACCTTTAATTGTCACCAATACTCCTACATCTAAATCTGCAGACTCTACAATTGATGCGACTGTTTCCAATGTATACGTATCGGATTGGGACGCAATTGTTGCACGATATAATCTCAAATATGGTTTCGGTGAAAATGAAAAATCAGTATTACCATTTATGTCGTCAGATCTAGATGGGGGTATTAAGTATAAAGATGGTGTTAACGCAGAGAATGTAAAGAACTTTTTATCATATAAGGTGTATGATGTAGGGTCGTATTCATCTAATGATGGTTTTCTGAGTGCTACAGATAAGATACAAGATTCATTCTTTTATCAGACTTTCTCATATGTGTTAAGAACTGCATCCCAGATTGAAACATGGGAACCAACATTTACTAAATTACTACATCCTGCAGGATTTAAATTCTTCGGAGAAACAACGTTCATATATGATGAGAATATGGATATTCCTACGGATCAGCCCGGACTACAAGTGGATGGTAATAGTAAGGAGATCTTTATTAACTGGAAACATGAAGGTGTATATACTATAGAATATACCATTGTCAACTATGATGGTTCTATGCGTGGTCTACCTGTCGTGTTCTCTAAAGAGTTCATCGCACTTGAGAACTCAACTAAGTTCACAAAAACAAAGGAAATACTGAACTCTGACAATAAATTAGAACACCGTGTAGTCAACTATTCATATCCCGAGGGAACTGAGTCTATACATAACATAGATTTTGGGTCGTTTGTTGAGGTATCTAATGATGTCATCTCTATCCACTCTAATGAAATTAATGAAACCGGTGGGGAATATGAGGGAAGAAATGAGTTAATATCATGGGATGTACGGACAACAAACCCAGATCATATTGATGGTTATAGAGTTGGGGAGCAGATAAAATTCAATGATATTGTATGGCATGACGCTGAATACAAATCAATTGCGGGATTAGGACTTAAGACCTCAAAGTCTAACTCTACCGGAACTTTAAATAAGAAAAATGTACTGGGACAAGGTAAGTATTGGAAAGAACACAAATTCGACCATACAGAATCCGGCAATTATAACTGGGCAGAATATAAGTTAAGTGAAGCAGATATCAACAACAAAGATTCATCAAATAATGTTGATTGTTCTATAGAATACTATTCAGTTGATACGGAGACTAATACATTAATCTATACGTTTGATTCTGTGGAATATTGGGAGAAGTCAAGATCATTTACTATCAATCTTGATGATATATCACCATCTCCACTTGGGATAAATCACAACGATCCTAAAAGATATATCCATTCGAATCGTATAAATAAGAATAATTACAGTAGTGGATCTGAAGTAAGTACTACTGGAAAAACTATATATAATTATAGTATTTCAGAGATAGACGGATACGACCCAACAGATGATACTCTGGTTAGAATAGAGACATCTG